GTGGAAGTGTCCAGGAAAATTCTGTGAGTGGATTGAGATCTGCTTCTGAGTTTTTGGATGCCTCGAGCTGTACGGCCCCATCTAGCTAACGCTAGGTGGCGTCTTGGGACACAGCCCTGATACCTCAGGTGGCTTACCAGAACGAAGATCAAGTCTTTAAAAACAATCAGTCTGCACCCTGGACCCCGGTCATGGGCGCACGCTGCAAATGCGTGCTGCTGCTAACTACCTAGTTTGGTATCTAGCCCAGGAATCGGTGCAAGAGCTAAAAGCTCGTCGCAAAAGCCAAATGGCAAACAGCCCCGGGAGGGGCTTTAACAATTGTAGCCTTGTGAATTACTTCACTGGGTTGTGCGAAAGCAGGGCGGACACGAACCGTCTCCCACCAGTGAGGTGCTACAATTATCTGGAATCGGGGCAAGGGGAGATCCAAGCCATCATTGTGCCGCAGCAAGCGCCCACATGCGTTATGAGCTCAAGAGACGAATTGATCGTCTGAGCAGTTAGTATGTGATTAAGCGTGAGCTGTGGTGCCGTGGTGTGTCACTGTGCACTATGCTGTAAGCCACTATAGTGGTGATTAGTACTGTACTGTGTCATACCAGTGATAAGCTACTCAGCTAATGATACCGAAGTCAAGGCAGGTCCAACTGGATCTGAGGTTTGTGTTACGGTAACGTAATGCTGTGAGGACTGATGCGGGAAGCCCTAGACGCACCTAAATGCGTGTTGTCTAAGTCATGTGCTACTTGGTGGTAGCCTGGCAGGTGTAACGAGCCTGTCCTTGAGTAATAACGTACATGATGCAACCGGTGATGGGTTCGTGAATATCGTGACACCTGGGGTAATCTGCAGCAGCTTAGGCTGTTCATCGACTGTATGCCCTCCGGGGGGGAGACCTAACCCTCTGAATGAGACAGTCATGGCCAACTGGTAACAGGGGTTCGGTATCCAGCCAGTACATCGAGTAAGAATATACCCTGTGCCGCAAGATTCTCAAGGAATCTGACACAGATTACAAACAACAAAACAACAAAAACAAGAAGCATTAACAAACAAACAATTGGAAAGATGGTGCGTCGTTATGATACTGAGGATGTGTTCAAATACATCAAGGAGTCGATAGTGACACCGGGAGGTCCAGGAGAAGGTGGGTCTGCCAGCTGGCTTGATGTTGCGTTTAGGCGTGACAGAGGCAGGGTGGGTAATAGACTCGCTTTCAGTGGTTTGGAGCCAGATGCCGACGGCAACCTGATCAACGACTTAGTTGGTCAGGTTGCAAACAGAGCCAATCTGGGTGCTTTCTATGGTGAGAGGCTCAGTGCGAGGCTGGGCTTCGATAGCAACAGCGCTGATCTGTACGGTGCCATCCATTACGACATCAGTCGTTCTGCTGGGCTGCAAGGATCAGTGCGGGTGTTGCAGGACACTGGTGTGGGCAAGTCCCTAGCCAGTTGTTCGCACCATAACGTGCAAGGATCATTTCCTGGCATGGCAGGTGTGGACGCAAAACAGCTAGCCACGCTACTACAGTGCAGTTGCACTGATGATGGTACATTCTTCGAGTTGTACTATAGGATGGTAGTGTACATGAGTGACCTCCGAGCAGGGGGCACCCATGTTGCAAGGCCAGCTGGAGGAGGTGGCATCCCCACTTACGACGCAACGATGACTAGGCTTTGGCCTAGTGGTGGTGGTGCTGGAGGTGCGGGTGCAGCCGGAGGAGGAGCGCAGGCTGCTGCAGGCGCAGCTGCTGCATACGAAGGGCTGATTGATTCATTCAGTAGAGTGGAGAATCAGTACTATCTGGTTGGCAGTAAGGGCAATCTGCCAGTGACATGTGGTGTGCTGCGCACACTGTGGCATGTGGCTGCAATGCAAAACGGTTTCGGCGCTGGGGCCGTGGGCTCTGCGAACTGTTACAGTATGCATGAGAATTTCAACCAGCGTCTGGGCATATGGATCATGGGAACGAAAGGACCCAATGTGGTCAATTTGGAAGGACACGGTGCTGATCTAATGGTCGCACCAAATGCACGCGACGTTATGAACACCATTAGATGGTTGTTCTCAGTCAGCGGTGACAGGATGGGATTGGAAGATGCGATCGACAAGTTTGTTGAGCGCTGGCCTTTCGCACCACTGTGGCTGCAGTGCAGTGGTGGCAACCTGGATCAGAAGTCATGTGTCAACATACCTGCCAACATCCTTGATAGGGTGAGGTACAATGCCATGTTACTGCATGGCGCCAGGAATGGTGCACAACCTGCAGACTTTCAGGTTATATATGAGAGACTGTTTGGTGCAGGCGCTTTTCCAAACAATGGACTGAACTGGGCTGGAATCGATTGGTACGATGCAGTACCACAAGTGATAAAGGATTCAGTAAATGGCGAGCTGGCCATATCGCTGTTCAATGGGCTGTCACAGGATGTGGGAGCTGATTTCAATGAACAGTTGTGTGAGCTGACTCGTGATGAGATGGTGATATTGATGGTGTCTGTTGACGGTGCGTCGCGCGCAATCATAAGGGTTGCGGGTGTCGATGCAAACGTGCAGACACCTGAGATGTTTCCACTCCCAGCAGCCGGCCAAAGGACCGGTGCCGGGTTACGTGCTGGAATAGCATCCCCAAATGGTGCTGAGGTGATGCCTGCTATAGGGTACCACATCGACGCCATGGTGGCGGGCTGTAATGGTCTTAGCCAGTGGGTGGAGTGTATTGGGAGTGCGTCAAATATGTATGGTGAGCATCCCACATATGTGTGCTACCCAATGCCAGACTGCAATGAGTTTATGTGCACACTGGCCGTGGTGGCAGTCATGAACAGAGCGATAGCTGATGAGATCGCCAGGAGTATCGGAAGGTGTGAGCACCTTGACACATTGGTGCGAGGTAGTCAGCCTTTAGAACCTGGGGGTGCGGCCGCTTGGCCAGATTCAGCGCTGGATCACTCACAGGTCACGTATCATAAGCGTACATACAGTACCAGTGCAGATCAGCTGGCAAGTGCTAGGGGCAGCAGGTCAATACTGTGGCCCAGTCTAGCGAGAACACCAGCTAGGCATGAGCATGTGGGGGCCTCTCCATGTGCTGCACCAGGCTGGAACTTGATGGTGGCCTTCACAGGTATACAAGTGTCAGCAATCTGTGGTGAGCAGAGTGCTTCTGGCGGGATGCTGAATGATGCACATGTGTTCACCTATTTTCATCAGAACTGCAAGGGTTTTCTTAATGGTGCTGATGAGAGGTGCACACTGACAAGGAACAATAAGGTGCATCTGTTGTCGCTGTTTCTTTCGTTGGGAGGCCAATCTGTCGATCTGGAGTATCAGGTCAGATACAGAGATGAAGTGCTCAGCACCTTCTGTGCGTACGTAATACCAATGGGTAGAGTGCGCAGAGTGAGGTGTGTGGGCACAGCCTCCCTTGGAGAAGCAGTCACGAGCTGCAGTTGGCTGGCATTCTTGCCGGAGGCCCAGCTGTCAGTCACAGATGTCAATGACATAAGATGTCCGCTACTGTACCAAGCAGCCCAATTGCCAAGGAGCGTCGTACATGATAACTGGTATCCTCTTGAAAGAGCGGGAACTGAGCACAATCACGGGGATACGTGTCCAGGGCTGGCGCTAGCACCATGCACGCGTTCGCTAGGGATATGGCGCGTCAAGACCGCAATACCTGGCCCGCTTGCTGCGAATGCGCAGGGATTGGAGGGCATAGTGGCTGCAATGGCAGGTGGTGCTGCAAGCGCGAGGCGCATACAGCACATAAGTGAGTGCTCCGTCCAATGTCCATGGGAGTTCACGACAAGAACGTTAGGGGTTGAGAGCCATGACAGGTCGGTGCTGATGGTGGACGGTGACAGTCCATTCTTGTCAGCTTTGGCCAGAAGATTGGGAGTGAGCGCGGTTGATGATTCAACCGCCGCAAATTTAGCCAAGGCGGCTGTTGATTCAGCACAACAGAGGTCCACAGTGGTCGGTGCAACGGCTGTAATGCCTGCTGAGCTGCTTGAGAAGATGGCAGCGCAGATGACAGCCATGTGTGCGGCACTGGCAGCCCAGGGACAGGCCGCCGACAGTGGTGGGAGTGTAAAGCTCCCAACACCCGCTGACCTTGGTAGCAAGGCTGGGGTGGACGACAATAAGACAAAGTGAGAAGTCGGCAATCTCCAACCTCCAGCAACAAAGGAGGCGCGAACAGCCATGGAAGCAAGTGCATTAGCTCATTCAATAATCACAAGTGCTGGCAAACCTGTGGATGAAGAAAGGAAGAAGAGGGAGATGAAGAAAGAGTTAAATGGCTTGGGCCTGACACTAATGCGAGTTGATTTTAATGGTAGACGCGAGTGTAGGGCCTGGGGAGTCATAGATTTGGTGGTCACCAGGCGCAAGGCATTGACCAGGCCTGCCGCTCAGGCGCGCAGCGTGGTGTGGCTGTGGGATGTGCCGGAACTGTTGACTCTTGACGCTGAAAGTACAGTGGCTCTGCGTGTAGCGGCAGAGCTAGGCCTGCTGCCCACAAGATGTGTGCGCAATGGTTACAGTGCCGCATTCAGTGGAAGGCTGCCGGGCTGGCTGTGGAGGCTGGGCGTTGCAGCACGAAACAGGTGGGTGTGGGAGTCAGTTGGTGATGACCTTGCTGAGGCGAAAGCTCTGAGCAAGCACCCAATATCGCCTGGGTTCGTGTGGTACGACAGCACGATAAAACACAGAGGCCCACCACCACCTGACGACATTAGAGAGGCGATGTCACCAGCAGAACAGCAGTGGGTGTCAAAACCTGATGACACTGATGCACCCTCAACACTGATTGCCAAAGTGCTACGCGCATGTCAGGGGAGTATGCAACACAGTAGGAAGTGGCTTAAGTGGGCGTACCCATGTACATCAGTTGAGTTGGCGAAGCGCGAGACCTATGATGTGGTGTTGGCTACAAGCACATGCCTGAGTAGTCTGGGGAGATTAGGGCCAAAACTGATGCGGGCTGCCATGGGGCTGGGGAGCCAGTGTGTCTCACGGCTCTTGCTGTACGCAGCGTCATGTGAAGAAGGAGCCGCATGTGTGGATGGCATGCTCAAGTGGGGTGCCATCTCTCGAGGGCTGCTAGGACTGGAGAAAGGTATGAAACCATGCCACCAGATGTGGCGGACAACCAATTCCAGCTGGTGTCCGCACCTGGGGCTCCCAGCAGGTATGAGCCCTGATAAGCTCATGTATGCGCAACTGCTGAGTGGGCGCTATGACTTCACTGCATTGGACGTGACTGAGGGGTTGTTAGCAAGACAAGAACTCAATCCACCAAAAGTGACAGCAACGGCGCACGGACCGGACTCTAAAATATTTGCCAAACGAATGGAGATGAAACTGTCTGAGGACAGAATGGTCGCATCTACAGCTATAGGTAAGAGGGGGAAGGACACGCTGACCGATCTGCTTGTTAGATATAGTCAGTATGCCGCAACAGGGAGTTGTAAGCGCATGCGTGGCAATCTGAATGTGGTGTGGCAGGGTGTCAAACACGAAGTTGACAATCCAAACAAGCTCGCATGGCTATCAAACCTAAGCCCAGGTGAAGTCGTAGAGGTGGTGTACGAACTGGAGGAAGGAATCAAGACGACAGGTGTCAGGAAGACAGAGAGTGGTAAGCTCCGTCTACTCCTTCCGGGGCCTGAAGCCCACTGGCTCGCTGAGACCTTAGCATTGTTGGGTGCAGAGCGCAGTGTGTTTAGACACCAGCCGGAGGTTGAGCTTGAGCGCAGTCGGGTTGATGATCTCAGAGCGGCAGTGGATAGGTTGAGCTGGGTGCAGAAGGGCATGAGTGTGGCGGCCGAGGACTTCGATGACTTCAACATCGTCCACGACCTTGATACAATGTCACATGATTACATGGAGCTGGCACGTAGTATACTGTGCAAGCTGGGTAGTTCAGTGGACAGGGTGAGGGAGCTAACTGCTGACATGCCACTGCCACTGCTATCAGCAGCATGTGCCATCAGATTATCGGAGGCCATGCACACCCTTGAAGCAAGAGATGTGAGTGAGCCTGACGAGTGGTACAAGCTGGCTCGAGGTCTGTGGACAGGATGGAGGAGCACCATGTGGTTCAACACTAGATTCAATCGAGCATATTCTTATGCAGTACAAAGGGGTGTAGAGGACGAGTATGGTTTCAATCGACTGCAGCGCCTTTATCTAGTGGGTGATGATAGCTTGCTGGCGAGCTATGGTGAGTATGAGGCCATGAGACGTCTCGAAGCTTACGACCTCTCTGGTCTCAAGTCTCAGGCATCAAAACAGATGATTGATGATGAGCAGGCAGAGTTGACGAGGATCATGCACAGAGCCGATGGTCGCATAGTGGGATCGCTGGTTCGAGCAATTTGCAATGGTGCCAGCAGCGACTTCCAGAGTAGCGCAACACGACCAGGGATAGCAATGGCACAGGCTCTTAAAAGCCAGCATCATATGTGGGCCCGCCGGGGGATGAAACGTGGGCTAGCTAATCAGCTCCTGAAGCAGGCTCTGAAGTACTGGGTGCACATGCGGGTGCCAGGTGCTGACGGTAAAATGGTGTCAGTCCCACTTCCAACAGCCATAATGGAGGGGGCGTTGGTTGATGGGGGCCTGGGAGCAGTGGGGCTGGGAGTAGTGGCCCGTAGGCTCAGACTACCTTTACTTAAGCATACCGGGAACTTCAGCGCGGAGTTGGAGAAACGTGCCGCCGAGCAGTGGGATTTGCGCAATCCAAAGATGGCGAGTGGGTATGCTTGGTCAAGATTCCAGGAGGCGGGTTTTGAAATGGATGCAAAACGCGCAAGACTACAACTGGAGGCAAGCGTGCTACAGAGCAACACGCCAGACGGGTTGACGTATCTGGCTGACCATGCGGCATCAAGTGCGTTGGCTGAGTCAGTAGCGGTGTGGGTACACAGTGGGGGCAATCAGAAGCCGTGGCGGCATTCTGACTTGAATGTTAAGTGGACCATGAGAGCGTGGGGCGCAGCAGAGAAATGTCTTGAGAGCATGACTGACAAGATACAGTCAGACAGCATGTCACAGGATCTGCGAAGCTGGGTATCGCCCTGGGCAAAAACAAGTGCTATTGAAGCACATGTGCTAGGGCCTGTGGCCTCAGCACCTGGTATCCTCGATACCATAAAAAGACGAGGCGTGCGTGTGAGCAAAGCACGAGTGATAGCAAGAATGGCTATCGGAGATCGCTCACTACAAGATTTGTTTGGGACAATGGGTCGTCTAACGACCGGTTTCCTCCAAGGACAGATAGTTAAACCGCAGTCAGTAGGGCTGGTCGCACCAAAACATAGTGTTTTGGTCGACCTTGCGCTTGCTGCTGCTATGCAACAACTATTGGCTTGGCAAAATTTCACATGGCAGAGTGCATATCTGTCGACAGGCGTAGGACACGACCTGCTCACCTGGCTTAGCGCCAGGATTGAGTGGTGGGTGGCACGTCATCCTTTATGGGGAGCCCAGCAGGGTTACTAAAGGGAAGCAATACAACCTACT